ATTCGTGCGGTATCGCGAGAACAGAATCCCGCTGCCTCAGCTATATGCGGAGTATGGAAACGATCTTGTTAATGCCATGAAATCTTTTTTTAATATACTTGACTAAATCTCTCAAATGTATTACAATAATCTTGCTGGAAGATTAAAAAACAGGAAGACAATTATGCTAATACAAGAATCAATTCAGGAGCTTATGAGCGTGTTGAAATGTCAGCGCCGGCTTCAGCCGACTACGCTGAAAACATACCAGTGCGAACTTAACCAGTTGGCGGCCTGGCTGAAAGCGACCTATGGAATCCATTCTACCGAAGGATTGGCCTTCTTGTCGGGACGAAAAATAGAGGCATTTTGGAACGACGCTTCTGTTTCTGTGAAGAAATTACGCCTCTCGGTTGCCAGGCGTTGGCTTACTTTCTTGCAAGATCATAAAATTATCTTTAAAACCGGCATCAATATTTTTACCCCAATTCACGACAAAGAAGCGGGGCGTGACAATCTTTCGGATGCAGTTGGCGAGATTACTCCCAAAGAAAACCTCGACGCATTGCAAGCGTGTCTTTTTGCTCTACTGTCCAGCGGACTTAGAATTGCAGAAATCCAAACCATCAATCTCAGCGATTTTACATCCGACTTTCAGAGGCTCATTGTAAACGGCAAAGGTCGTAAACAGCGGCTGGTTATGATTGATAGCGATACCGCAAATCGGATTCAGACATACATCCACATGTTCCGCGTAAAAGATAGATTGTTTTCACAAACCATACCGGTTCTCAGAAAACAAATCAGGCAGTTAAGTGTTGAACGCGCTGCCCCTCATGATTTTCGCAGACGCTTTGCAACTTCTGCTTATCGCTCAGAAGGTCGTGCCGAATCAATTCAGGACGCTCTCGGACATGGCAGCGTTGGCACTACTGAGATTTATATCAGCAAAGACGCTAAAATCCAGGGCATGATGAGGGATTACAAGCTGGCACACCCAAGGGCTTAATCTTATGAATAAAGAAACCTGGGAGCGCTGCAAAAAAGCTTATCTGATTACTATAAACGGTTGTGGCCGAGACTGCCTTGAATGCTCTTATTCCTCCTGCCTATGCGATAATAAAAAGATAAAAGCTGACGCAAAGCGATGGATTCGGCAGAAGACTTATGAAAGACAGTTCTATAAGGCCAATCGCGATAAGAGGCTGCAGGCGGCAAAAGACTGGTATAATCTGCACCGAAAAAAGACGAAAGATTTATTAAGTTATCGAAAGCTCAACGAAGATATACTTTCTATTCTTCCAGAATCTTTTACGTATAATGACGCTGCGAAAGCATGGTTGGTAGACTATTCATGCGCGGTAGAGCGCGTAAAGAACTTTATAAAGCGTGGCTTGCTTAAAAAAAAGCGACAGGCAGTTAAAAACCGGTTATTCGTAAATGTTGTCGTGGTGACAAAAATCAAACAGGAGGCGCTTTAATGTTTTTCGGACCAAGAAGAGCTGACAAAACCGAGGCGATGCTAAATCGTGTTTTATGTAAAATTACTGAGTGCTGTTCGCCCGGCACAAGAGCAGATATTTGCATCGTTTGCCGCTGCGAAGAACAAGCCATGAGTAATTTGCGTCCAAGGCTTGAGGCTAAATTGCTTGAAAGAGCTATAACGCTTGAGCCTTATAAAAGAGTTTTTGGTGGGCATTCTTTTATTGCCAGAATTAAAACTGATGAAGCGCATCCTTGCGTGAAAATCATTTTTATGTCCTCAGAGGGATGTAAGCAATTCAAAGAAAGCTCTGCGTTTTCGCGAGACGGTGTTCTCCGGGACTACTTTTTCGACCACACAGTTCTTGAGCAAGACAGAACAGGGCAATTGGATCAATGGCTTAAGGATCTTTACGCCAGTGGATTCAAGATTGTTCCGATCTCAAAAGAAGCCGAAACCGCTATGCAGTTTGCCGCAAGAGAAGCGGAAGTCTTTTTTGCCGAATCAACTAAAAAAATTAGCGACGGTTTTAAGCAAGAATACTCTGCCGATTTTTCTTCGCCAGCTCCAGATTCGGCATGGCAATTTCCGCCATGGGATAAATCTGAAGATCAAAAGAAAGATACCGATGAAAACAACGATCCAAGCTAAAAAACAAACCAGAACAGGCCTCAGCTGTCTTTATAAGCGCCAGAGAACAAAACACGCCTGCTCATCTACCATCGAATATTGGTGCAGTAAACTCGAAAAGCTAATCAATCCCATGGATTGCCATAAAGACTGTCTCGGAAGAACTCCACGAAAAGGCGGAACATGGTAGATGAAGCGAGTTGCGAAAGAATTCAATCCCAAAGCCAAGCAAAAAGAAATAGACGCCATTGAATCTGACGATCCGGTATGTGGCCGAAAATTTAATCGAACGATGTGCCTGGCTCGTCATAATGCCGCCAAAAGAAAAGAACGAGAAGGTAAGCGGCTTGAATATGAGCCGTGCGCCTATTGTCCAAAAATTTTAAAAATGATCGAAACGGAGAAAGAAAGCAAAATGTCTGAAAAAGTCCTGATTAAAGTAAAGCGATTTCATCCTTCTGCAAGAATACCCGAATACAAAACGGCGGGCGCTGCTGGCTTCGATCTTCGCGCAATGAGTTGCGGCGTGATTCATCCCGGCAAATCTACCGCTTTTGAACTCGGATTGGGATTTGAGATTCCAGAGGGGTTTGAAATTCAAATCCGGCCAAGATCCGGGTTAAGCTTCGACACGCCGCTTATGGCCAAGAATACGGTCGGAACCGTGGACTCGGACTATCGCGGGGAAGTCCGTATGCTGCTTTACAATACTGGCGACAAGCCTTGTCATATTGCTGCTGGAGATAGAATCTGTCAGGGTGTTCTTGCCAGAGTTCCAAGAGCGGAATTCGTAGAAGTCGAAGAGCTTGCCAAGACAGAGCGCGGCACTCGCGGCTTCGGATCAACAGGAGTAAAATAATGCCAGAAGATAATCAGAAAAGAAAAGATTGTCCGGTGATTGAACTTCCACTCGAAAAACCGAAAACAGAGTTTAAAAAAGGCATTATAAGCTTAGGTAAGCCACAAATTACTCATAAAGAAACAATGCAAGCCATAGAAGATTTCTGCCAAGGCAAAACACTGTCGCCAGATACAGAAGATCGCTTGCCAACACACGAAGAAGCATGCAAAGCTCTTGATGATTTTTATTCCAAGCTACCCCAAATACCAGACGCATTTACACAAATGCAATTTCACCTTAAGCAGCTTGGCGTGGCTATGACGGTTGCAGCGGATAACTATCAAAAATGCGTACGGAAATGCGTAGAACACCATGTCGATAATCAGAAATACCTGGTTCAGCCTCTGGTTATGGCAGAGCAATCCGTGGATGACTTGCGCGAAGAACTTGTAGATTCTATCAAGAAGACCAACCGCTATCATCGACTATGGCAGAAAGATTCCAGTAAAGCCAAGCGGTATCTAAAATCCTTGCTGCACACAAACAGTAAATATCTCAAATTCAGAAATAATGAATGGCGGTTAGCAAGATCTAAAAGCATACTTGACGATGCGCTATTGAGTCTTGAATGCTGTTACGACTCAGACGGTAACAGTATGAAACACAGTGACTCTGCGGTAAAGCTAAGAGCCGCAATCAAGCTGATAAAGGAGTTTTAATGCCGTGAAAAAAGTCATAGAAATAATTCTATTCTCAATCTCAACTGCAGCACTTGTCTGGCTCATTTATTGGGCAAATATAAGCTATTCCGGTTTCATGGTTAAACACCACACCGAACAAGATATTAACGACTTAAAAGCGCAGGTAACTGCGCTTGAACAAAACAGGAGATAATCTTTTTATGTCTAGCTTTTTAACTCATCTTAAAAACAAGAACGCATATTACAACGAATTCAATCCCGAAGCCGCTCAATGGATCAGGGAGCTAATTAAACTTGGCGTTGTTGCGCCAGGTGAAGTAGATGAAAGGAGCATTGTTGATGTCAAGGCAGACGACCTTAGAGGATTTTCTCAATATCACTTCTTCGCTGGAATCGGGGGATGGTCCAGAGCCTTGCGACTTGCCGGATGGCGCGACGATAGACCCTGTTTCACCGGAAGTCCCCCTTGTCAGCCATTCTCCGTTGCAGGAAAACAAAAAGGCATCAAAGACGAAAGACATCTCTGGCCGATCTTCTTCAACCTCATTAAAGAAGTCAAACCGCCAGTGGTATTCGGAGAGCAAGTTGCATCCGCAGAAATTATCGGATCGGAGCTTGAGGCTTCTTTCGTTGAAGCGGTTCGGTGCGGTGACTATGCCAGAGCAAACAAGCTCTCGAAACAAATCTTTTCACAACCTAATTTTAACGAATATCCCCGGTGGATCGACAATTTACAAGCAGACCTGGAAAGAGAAAGTTACGCCATGCGGTTCACGGTTTTGGGAGCACACAGCGCGGGCGCACCACATATCCGACAACGAATCTTCTTTATTGCCGAAAGACAGATGGAGAACTCCGACAGTGCAATCCCCAAACAGCCTCCGAGGTCAGGGTCAGGAACCAGAGAAGCGCCTGGCTCAGGGGCATTCGATAAATCTTACGGATCAAGTCCGGTTAACGGGATGGGTGACACCATCGACAAGGGATTGGAAAGATACAGCGGGAATGGCGACGGAAGCCACGAACCCGGACGGATCAACCAGAAGCCGAATCGACCAACTTCCGAGACAAGCAGCGATGGCAGGTTGGCCAACGCCTCAAACAATGGACACTCTGCCGCCAATGGATTACGAGAAGAGGCTGAATCATCCGAGCAGGCCGGGAAGAACAACTTCGGGGAATCTATGGGAAGTTGTGACGATATCGGGATGGCCAACTCCGAGATCAACGGAATCAGGACATTCAACAGGGAATCCGGACAGGGCGCTGGATCAGAAAAGCAGATTGGAGGACACGGTGTTTGTTGCGGGGTGGGTGACTCCGAGCGCAGCGAATTGCAAGGGAGCGTCCAGCTTGGCCTCAGCAGAAAAGTCGATTGCGAGACAGGGCCAGCCGACGAATCTACCGGAACAAATACTGTGTGCGATAGCGGAACTCCCGCAACCAATTCGCCTGACGGCTTCTGGGCAAATCCTGACTGGCTCTTTTGCCGAGATGGAAAGTGGAGGCCAGTTAAATCCTCAGTTCAGCTCATATCTGATGAGTTATCCACCAATATGGTGTGCGGCGGCAATATTAGCAGCGCGTGCTATCCACTTGCGAAAGACGGCCAAGAAGCTCGGGCAATGAGACTCAAAGGGTATGGTAATGCTATTGCGCCCGAAATAGCCGCAAAGGTGGTTGCGGCATATATGCAGGAAGTCAAACAATGACCACATGGAACTACCGAATAATTCGCACACTTGAGCCAACAATAGGAAGCAAGGATCTGATTGAATGGTTCCAAATCCATCGCGTTTATTACGATGGCGACAAAATAACCTTATGGGAAAAAGAGCCGTCTAGAGCGGGCGGCGAAACTATCATGGAGCTTATGAATGATATGAAGGCCATGCAAGACGCATGTAGTCGCGAATGGCTTAAAGCAGAAGATTTACCTAAATAACAAACGAAAGAAGAATCAAAATGGCAAGATTAAAACCGTTCTTTCTGGCTTCAGCGAATAAGGACATCTCCAGAATCCCTCTTTATAGGGGTTCTGGGATTAACAATAACGCACGCCGCAATACGACCGCGTTTGTGAAAAACGGTCGTGACTGGCTCATCAAGTCTAATGACAAGATTTATACCAGCGCTCTCGATGAGGTCGATTATAAGTTTGGCAATCGCCTGAGCTATCACAAGGCTCATTTGCATCCCTACCATTACGAAAAGCTCGTTAAGCTGCTGGCCGGGGCCAGAATTATTACCGAAGTAGAATTGCGTCGGGAGCTTCAGGATATTGCAATATGGGAGCGCTTAAATCAGCACGAAAAAAAGCGGCAAGAGCTATTGCATCTTTGCGACGAGATGGGCGTAAAGCTCGACAGAGTTCAATGGGAACAATTACAGAAGGCGACCAAAAGTGAATGACAATAATAAACAAACTATCGCTATATGCGGCCTTTCATCTGACGAAACTGTTAAAGCGTTACAGCTTCATGCCATGCGGGGGCTTTCGGAGAAGGCGGCAACCGCAGGGATTAAACTCATTATACTCGATGATCCGGCAGTCCGTGGCTCAGGAGAAAGTATCATCCTGGTTGACGAACTTGCGTCTACGGTTCCAACCATTCCAGCAGTATTACTTGACAAGATTGCCAAAACTTCCATACCAATACCTGCCGAGGGCTTCGACTCATATTTATACCCAAGGAACCGCCATGACCGCCGCAAAGACGCGGCAGAAAAAAGAGCGAAAAAGAAATGAAAATACAATCGTTATCTGTAGTTGTCCCCAACAAAATTTGTATAAACAACTGCCGATTCTGCGTCAGCAAAATGCACCCAAACAATTATGTAAACCGAATGGACGTGAACGATCCTCTTTTCGACCTGAACATTCGCGATTACATCAAAAGACTGGAATTCGCAAGAGACAACGGGTGCAATACGGTGATGCTGACTGGAACCTCAGAGCCTCAGCAGAATAAGGTGTTTCTTACTCATTTTGGCTTATTTATGAGCATTCTGAAAAACCCTTTCAAGATCATTGAAATGCAGACAACTGGTGTTTTACTTGACGGGAACTACTTGCGCTTCCTTCGCAACTTTGTTGGCGTGAATACAATAAGCCTATCGCTATCGTCTTTGAGTAGCGAAAACAACGCTGAGTATAACCGCATACCAGAAGCACATCGGTTTGTGCTTTCAACCCTTTGTGCAGCAATAAAAGAATTAGGATTTACACTCAGGCTTTCGCTTAACATGACCGATGATTTTGATGGATTGAAGCCGGAATATCTTTTCAAAGAACTGCAGCGGCTTGGAGCCGACCAAGTTACTTTCAGAAAGCTCTACGCCTCTCATGATGATACTGTTCAGCGAGACTGGATTATCAGGCATGGAGCAAAACGTGAAACAATGGCGGCTATTGTCAAATACATCAAAGATAGTGGACGCGCCCTAGAGACTCTTGAATTTGGCGCGACAAGGTATTCGGTTGATGGCATCTCAACTGTCGTTGACGATGACTGCATGAATTGCGATGTCAAACAAGACCTGAAATATCTTATCCTTCGCGAAGATTGTCGGCTTTATTCCAAGTGGGATGATGCGGCCAGCTTGATTTTTTAACGGGAGAAATAAAGTGGAAATCCAAATCAACAAAGAAGTATTGTTTGAACTTATTAGCAGTCATGCCTTCTTGGCAGAAGCTGAATACAACCGAAATCCGGGTTATAACGACACGCATTTTTCGCATATTGCCGAAGAAGCAATTGTTAAAGAATTGCAGAGTAAAGGCCTATGGGATGAATGCCTGACATTCTTAATTGAGAAAAGGAAATAACAATCATGGGCGTAAGATTGATTCTGAAAAACGACAAAGACGAATACAAGACAGTAAATATTGAGTCTATGGAACTGGAACAGGCATTGTGGCGCGAAGAAAAGATTTCGCCTGATTTAATTTTAAGCACAAAGCCGTTTAAGATTATTGGTGCCGAACAATGCAGCTTTCCATCTGGCGAAGTTATTCACGGATCAGAGTCGGCCTTAAAATTGGCAGATCAAGAAAATCTTGGCATCGAAACGCGAATCGGTAAATTTCAGATCAAACCGGATAATGAGTTTATCAACAATGCCTGCCTGTCTTATGCCCACGACTTTGGGTTGATGCCGCCAGAAGATCAGGAAATGCTGAGAAATCAATGTGTGTGGTGGATTAACGCCATCAATAACAGTCTTTAAGGAGATCAAAAATGCTGGATTATTTCTTGGAGCGTAAAGCAGTAAGCATGTGCGATGATTTGCTTCTTCATGTTAAGCAATCAAACGTCGAAACACAAACCGATCTGGCCATGCTATTCGTCGGCTACGCAAACATGATCGCAGGGGAGGCTATCAGTGAAGCACGTAAGGGATAATATTTATGAACAGGGTGGTACGTTCTATGAGTTGGAATCTACAACCATGTCGGACAACAAAATCACCGCTGACTTTCGGCCAATTAAGGGAAAGCCAACTATTAAGCCGGAAGATCTGCATTTCAAATGCGTCGTGCCAACTGCCGAAGCAGAACAGTGTATAAGATTCGCGTTGCTTGCAAAAGGCTACTACGTAAACCCAGGACACTGCTTCAAGATGGGTTTTATAAGCTTTCGGGAAGGTAAGTTGTTTGGCAATAACGCATTGGCGTTTTGCTCTGAAAGGTGCCCGTTGATTTCATACGAAGAGGCCTTAGAACTTATTTCTATCGTTATTGCGCCAACGCCGGAGTTTGATATTAAGCTTCGCGATGACGTACTGATCCGCGCAACCAGAAGCACGATATGGGAAATTCGGCAGTTTGCCAGAATTGACGGGTTGTGCTTCAAAACCTATGCTGGCGAAAACGGGTTTCTTCTTGTAAAATACGATGGCAATGAGCATCTTCACGGAACAAAAGATTCGCCGACAGATGGTTGGTGGGAAGCGGAAGCCGGTAAGCCGGTGTGGGTGCCAGCAAAATGAAACCACACTACTTCAATCAAGACCAGGCAGACACAGACGATCACATGCTCAACATGAGCAAGATGCAGGGCTATGTTCCGAAAACGTGCCTTCTTGGCGGGATGACCGTCATGGCGGTTATTCAGGAAGGCAAAGATCCCTGCAATGGTTGCGAGTGCGACCGAAATAAATGCAAAGGGAGAACAAAATGAGCCAGACACCACGAACAGACAACGCCATAAGATATTGCTCTATGTTAAATAGAAATATGCCGCCCGGATTCGGAGAAAGGGTTTGCTCTGACGGACTTCAAGCTTTAATCAAAAATGGGAAAGACTTGGAGATTGAGCTTGCTGAGCTTAAGACAAAATTTTCCGAGTCCGAATCTCTTCATAAGACGATTAAAAGAAATCTCACAGAAGCGGATTACAGGATTGCCTGTGGCGAGATTGTTACCTATGGCGTTCTTGATAACAAAACGCCAATAACCGATCAACTCATGCACGTATTTGAGAACGGCAATGTTGATATGGCGAGTGCTATGATCGCAATAGATCAAGTGAGGCAGCTAGAAATTCATCGGTTTGAAGCAAATAAAAAATATCAAATCAGTCTCAACCAGTATAAAAAACATCACAAGGAAGTGGTTCGCCATTGGTTTCGTAGATGTTCTGAATCAGAAGCACTTGTCGAAAAACTTCAAGACTGCGCAAACTGCAATCATGGCGTATCGTATGGCTACGAACCTGGATATTACTGCAGCATAGATAAAGAAATGCTTTGCAGGGCAAGATCTGGCAATCCTCTTCAGAAATCTTATTGGGAAGATGAGCCAGACAATCAGTCTGTTGAAAGAAAGCCGGTGAAAACGGAATCTCAAACGCCAATGTGCGAAGCCTGGTTGGAAGACAACAAATTAAACACCAACGACCTTTTCAAGCTTGCTATTTGGCTTGAAGCCTTCAAAAACGATTCGGAAGAAATCATTCTCGACCTCATAAAAGAGTGCGATGAGGCGAGAAACGACGTTCAAATTATTACTGGTAAGCTCAAGACTGAGCGTGAATACAGCAATAGACTTGAAATCGCTATATCTGGCGCTCTTCAATCTGCAGACGCAGAATGGGAAGAGAAAAACATGGGCCACGACTGGCGACAAGCCTGTTTGAATATGCGGAATGCTTTGCTGAATAAAGACGCGGGAGAAGCAAATGGCTGAATTTTGCAAGCAATGCGCAAAAGAAGTATGGGGTAATGAGTGCCCCGGTGATTTTATCGGGATTACTTCCGAAGAAGATTACAAAAAGGGCTTGTATTCATTGGTTTTATGTGAGGGTTGTGGCCCTTGTCAGGTCAGACCGGACGGCTCATGTATTGGCAATTGCATGAATCCAGGGCACAATAAGAAGGAAGAGAATGATATTCACATATAACTTGCGATCCGATAAAAGGCCCAAAAAAGCAGGATGGGCACCTGGCAACTACACTTGCAAATGTTGTGTTTGCAGTATCGAATTTATTGGCTACAAACGCGCTTCAATGTGCGCTGATTGCGCCTACAGAATGGAGAAAAATGATGAACAGAAAAAAGAGGAATAATCTCTGGAAACGATGGGGCTATATTTTCAAAGGTCGAACGAAATATGATGACGTGATTGTTTTTTATTATGCTGAAAACGGAGAAGACGCAAGCCGCGTAAACGCTAATCGCAAGTCTGCCAGAATGAGAGCTGCAAAACCAAAAGCTTGTGATACCTGTTTTTATAAGCTAATATTCCTTACCACGGGAGACATGCTGCGAGATATTGAAAATAGATGTTTTCGATGTTCAAAACAGAAATGGTGCGTGCAAACTCATCCAAAGACAAAGCGAGTTGTTGAGATCTTGCCGCACATTAAAAAAAGAAATATGTGGCTAAGAGATCGTGAACAATATTGATTAAAGGACAAAGCATGAACCGTAAACAACGAAATGATCGAAAAAAAATAATTATTGGTATGACTCTGTATTCGCATCGCGACTGGCGACAGAACGGGAGAAAGGTTGTTTCGCCTAAAATTAAATGCTATTATGTTTATTCCCGCAGAGCGTTGTTTAACGAAGGAATATTGCCTCGAATAACCACCGTCGCATTAGGTTACATGTGTCGGCCTCTGTTTCTCATGGACATGAAAAATGTCAGGAAAGCATCTAAACTCAGGGCAATTTTCCATACAAGAGCCGATTGGGAGTGCCCGGAAGCACGCACAGGCTTTTGTTCTCGCTGTAAATGGCAAAGACGCTGTAAAGCGATTCATCCGTAAACTGCTTGTTGTCTGAAGCAATCTTTGGTAAGATGAAAGCATCTTACGTTTTAGGATTGCAAAATGGCAAAGTCTAAGATCCCGGTGCGGCCAGGATTACTGATCAACCGCTTCTTTAAAAAAAGCGCCCTTGCAAAGGCTTATAAAAACGCAGCAACATGGTTGAAAGAAGCGACCAGCATTAACGGGCGCAAGATCATCAGCGGAAAAATGGTTCTGATCGAAAAGAATGCCATAAAAATATCAAAAGCAACGGGCGGCGCAGTGACGGTTGAAGCGTTAATGACCGCCGAGTCTAACTGGCGACCATATTGCATCGAAAAATATCCCCCATCAACATTTACCAGTGATTATCAGATCAAAGCAGCTTTGCATCGAATGTGGTTAAATTCTGTGGAGCGCAGAACCGCTCTTAAGAACGCTGAATATAAGTGCGAAGATTGCGACGTAAAACAGACGAAAACAAAAGATAAAGAAGTTAAACTTCAAGTCCATCACAAGCGGGGACACGTTAATTGGGCACGCATTATTGCGGTAATCAGAGAAGAGTTATTGGTTCCACCGGAAGAATTAGCGGCATTGTGTGAGCCTTGCCATGATGGCAAGCACAAACCAGAAAAACCAGCGGGGGAAGTTGTCGCATGAAAGCCATCGTTGGATTAAGCGGATTTGGAGACGCCATCTATCTTGAACCCTTGGCGCGGAAGGAAGTAGAGTCGGCAGCGCCTGGCGAACAGGTTGTAATCTCGACCAACTATCCAGACGTATTTGCCCATTTACCAGTTAAAAAGATTCCTTATGGCAGAAATCCCGAAGGTGCAAAAAAGTTTTCCTATCTGGCCGGGAAATCAAATCCATCAACAACCCAACTTAAAGACATGGGATATGCTGATTCTGATGAGTTTATAGTGAAACATGCGCCGATTGCAATTCTTGTATGCGGATATCCAAGTATGGGCAGTCAGTCGGACTTAATCCCTGACAAGCAAGTTGTCGAAAAGGTGATAGAATATCTGCGTAAAAAAGGTTATCAAGTATTGCACATAACCAACGGCGCTCAAGAAGAATATAAGGGTGCAACAAAAACTACTTCGGCCAACTATTTTCAAACAGTTTCCATGTTTAAGGGATGCGATCTGGTTGTTTGTCAGCAGGGATGGGCAACCGGACTTGCTGAAGGCCTTAATAAAAAATGTCTTGTCATATTTTCCAACAACTTTAGAACGAATCACAATCCTTTCATAGCCCAAATTACACCTACTAAAGTATGCTGCAAAAAAAGCACCTGTTTTATCTGGGATAACGAATGGGAGGATTGGCTCGATGAAATTTAGCGAATTTGTAATAGCAAATTATTTCAAGAGTCGGAGCGTCATTATCCTTGGGTCTGCACCTTGCGTTGTCAACGCCGAAGCCGATTACCTTTCAAAGTTTGACATTATTGTCAGAGTGAATAATTACGAGCCATTCAATAAATGCAAGCGCACCAATGTCTACTACTCGTTTTTTGGGCGGTCCATACAGAAAGTCCAAGAGCGCATACAAAAATACGGCAAGCCCGACTTCCTGTTCTTTAAATACCCTTTTGATTTTAACTGGACAAAGCATACGAAAGGCGTAGAGATTGCTGGCAAAAGTGGAGACTTCCGATTCGTTCAAAAACTTCGGCATCAGGAACTGTCTCAAAACGACTATTTCGTTCAAACCCAGGCTAACTTTCTCAGCAACTTCTTTGCTGTTGGAAGCATTCCAACAACCGGTGTATCTGCGGTCTTCGATATTCTTAGATATCAACCGAGCGAATTACATATTGCCGGCTTCGACTTCTTTAAAAGCAAAAAACATAATATTGATCAGGGCTGGCTCCCACAAGACGGACAAGGACATGATTTTGACTCAGAAGAATGGTTGATTGAAAGCCTGATGCTTAACAACCTTCTGAAATATCCTACAAAGACGAAAGATGGAGAAAAAACAAAATGCGAGAATCCCTTAAATTCGCGGTAGAACATTTTCAAGACAGGCCGGTTGTATCGGTAGAGGTTGGCGTTGCTGCCGGAGCCAATGCCATGAAAATTTTTAAAGCTTTGAATACTGCCCAAATGTTTTTGATAGATAGTTGGACGCTGGCATATAACCATGAAAGCCATGCGTGGTTGCTCGAAACATGTAAGGCTTTCGAGCGACTTACCAGTAAGGTTTTTATCGTTCGTCACCAGGCAATCGGTGCTTCTCAGATATTTAATAAGGATCAGATTGATTATCTGTATCTTGATGACAATCACGCGCCACAGCATGTTTATAACGAGCTTGTCGCCTATTATGACAAAGTGAAGTCGGGCGGCATCATGGCCGGACATGATTGGGCAGATAATGGCAGGGCCAGTAAGGCTGTGAAAGAATTCTGTGCCAAAAATGACCTTGAGTATTCTTTTGCTCAAAACGATGGCGAGAAAGTCGCCGACTGGTGGATTGTGAAGCCATGAACGAAACAAGCAAACTGATTGAAAAACGCAAGAAACTTGGCTATTACGATAAATACTTTGTCGGCAAAGGCCTCGAAATAGGCGGGTGGAATGATCCGCTTATCGTTAATGGTAAGCCGATAACTCAGCACACATTGCCGGATGGCAGCACACATCTTTTACCATTTAAAGACGGGGAGTTCGACTTTCTTTATGCATCTCATGTCTTAGAACATTTTCCTGTCTCCATTACCGTATTAAAGGAATGGTTACGGGTTGTGAAGGTTGGCGGATATGTTTACTTTTCGGTGCCAGATTTTGAGCTTTACGAAAAAGGCAAATGGCCATCGGTCTTTAATCCAGCTCATAAAAATAACTTTTCTCTTATTAAAGTAAAGGCAATAGCGACAGCATTGTCAGACATTGCTTATCCAAAGCTTTGTCTGCTTGAAGACAATAATTTTGACTACTCTTTGGATCAAAGTATTGATCAAACTCGGGGCAAAGCAAGCTGTCAGATAGACTGTTGCCTTCAAAAACTCTTTACCTCTTCTGATATCGTATGTGGCTAAAACAATAAACCCGGCTTTCGCCGGGCGTATTGTTGCTGAAAGAATCTGACTTTTCGGAAGCACGCTATGTCCAAGAATATTAAGATAACTCAAAAAAAACGACTTGGCAAGAAATTTTTAACAATTATTTTCCGGCCAAGGACCAAGAAGCTGCTTGGTCCACCCAGACTGAGAGAAAACCCTATCCTTGAGAAGCGGTAAATTTGCTTCCCAGAAGGGCCTATAGAGATCAGCGGCCTTATCAGTAGAGAAGCTTGGACGATTAAGAAACTTGTTGATCTGCAGGTTCATCGGTATGCCGCAACAGATGATTTTTTTATAGCCCATCATAATTGCCGCGCCAACGCCGAACAAACCACTGCTTCCCTGGCTGAGATAATCGCTCCAGCAGGTTACGCCGTCAACATTGCGAGGCGCAGAATCTTTGCTCCAGCCAAAAACATTGCAACCATTAACATCAAGATTATTTGCCAGGCGCTGTGTAATCCAAAAGGGTTTTGCCATAAGAAACTTTTCTGGATGCAAGCTTACCCATCCTCTGAGCGGATAATTCAATACCGCACCAACATCGTTTACGGCAACGAAAGCTGCCGATTTAACAACGGTTTCTGGCAGAGAAGCAATATCGTCAAAATTACAGGCAGCGCCGCCGACCACAATTGCTATGGCTGATTTGTTCACAAACAACCCACCTGTTGATACGCTGCAAAGATTTTTGGCGACTGCAGAGCGAACCAATCAACCATTTCCTCGTTCTTTGCCCATCCGTTAGAATATTGCAAAGAGCTTTCGGCTAATCCGCTTTCAAACAAGAAAGCATGAAGAATTTCATGGCGTAAGCATTCTTTTGTGTTTGTCTCTACAATTTGTATCAGCTCGTCTGGCCATTCTCTATAAAGATCCTTAACAACAATTTGCTTCATGCGATACCATATATAGCCATATTTCCCGGCTAAATCAGCATCTTCTTGCTGTGTTTTTAATAAAATTTGATAAGTAGTTCCTAAAACGCAAACTGTTTTGGGAATCCACGCAGCAGGATTTTTTTTATTTTTTAGGACTGGCTTTGGCACGTTGTTTATACCTTTCTATGTCTATTGAAACGCCGCCTGAGCGATTTAAAAAATCGCCAGCAGATAATTCTTTCTTTTCCCATGCCAAATTGAAAGTTCGGCCAACGGTTGCAGCTCTTTGCGCCGGATCAATGCCAGAAAACCATGAATTAAATGATTCAGAATTGGCGATTAAGTTCTGTTCAGAAGAAAATAATTGTCTCGTTTCTGGCGAAAGAGAATCAATCAGAGCTGCAGGTAGATCTTTCAGCGGCAGTAAAATTGGAACATGTTGACTTCTGCAGCGGAAATGCAGGGGCGGGCGACCGGGATATGGCAGAACATTGCCAAAAATGGGGCGATGTTTCAAATCCCATGCCATGTTTGCGTAACTGCGACAGATTTTGCTCGTAAGCAAGTCGAGAATTGATTTGTGCTGAATTCCTTGAAAAACATCGCTATTGGCTTCAAAAAAATCAAAATAGACTCCGGCAACAAGAGCATGCATTCCACTGGTCATAACGCTGGTAGCATCTGCCTGCGCTCTGCCGGTGACTGGTGGTGAATAAGTAAAACCTGGTATTGCGCCAGACGCATCTGCAATTTCAGGTATAATTCTCATTTGCTTGGCAGATTGCGTACCTTTCACCCGGGCAACAATTTGATCATTTGTGAAGCCGCGACGGGCAGCATTGGCTACCGTGCGATCAAACTTATTTACCAGCGCTTCTGACTGAGCCTCAAACCAATCTGGCAATGCCGCGCCCATGACAATAAGAGATCCAACAAATTTGTCTGCATCTTTTGGCTCTGTTGCATTCTCGAAATAGTCAGTATCAAGTAATTCATTAAAACGTCTGGCCGGGACCTCGGATTCTATTGCTGATAACTCAGATAAAAAAGAATTGCTTTCCCGCGTCAGATCTTCATAAAACTCAATAATCAGCTCCCTTGCTTCAGATGATAAGCTGTTGAGTCTTGACGATAAGCGACCGGGCGTGCTAGATGCCAGATCAGCCACAACAACAAGATTAGTTAGCTCTTTTTTTAGATCATCAAATCGCTGGCGATAGTCTATTGCACGATCAATCTTGAGTAGTTCAAGATCCAAAGCGTGCAATAGAAAAAAATCTTCAATTTGCTGACCTATGGTTTTCGACATCGTTATTTAGCTTGTTCCTGGTTAAACTCGTCATCGGTAGATAAAACCTTGTTCTTTTTTGCAAGAGCAGCGGTTTTATCGTAAGTTCTCTGTCCAATAGACTTAGATTTGTCGCTGGCGTCTTGCAACCCGCCGTTTTCTTTTGTGGCAGAAGTTGCCAGCGGAGAAGGTCCGGTTGGATTGCCACCATAAGTGCCATTGGATTTGGCGAAATTGACCTCTGTAATAATATTAACGTCGGAAGCCAAAATATTGCGGCGACGGAATTCAAGAAACAGGGTTTCAAGGCGCAATTTTCCAGCGTCTTCCAGATTCATCAGCTGAACTATTTCGTTGATATCGTCGGTAGTCATAGAGAATATGCCCTCAAGAGAAGCATAAACCTGGCTATCTGCGTTGGTTCCACCTTTCTTAATGGTTCCCATGAACAACTCGGCATAGTAAAACGCAAGGTCTACCGCATCGGTAAAGCCATTTGCCGCTATTCTCAGCTGAGCGTTGGAGTCAATGTTGTCGATCTTGATTTCTGTGGCCGTGGTAGATTTAGAGTTATTGCTGGTATAGTCAGACTTCAAGGCTTTAAGACCGCAGTAAGCCATTTTAATACGTAGTTCTTCAAGATTTTCCTTGCCAACTTGTAGGGCATTACCAGAGTGTTCTACATATTTCAGGTTTGCAGCGACATCTTTAATGGTAACAATCTTGTGCGGACCTATTTCAAGGTTATTGGTGTTGTCGAAGCCAAGCCCAACCAGGATTGGGAATTCAGCTGCGCTGACGGCATTTTCATGAGTTGATTCGTCCTGATAATACTGAATATTGCAATAGGCCAGATCAATAAGCGCGGAAGTGCATTCAAAATCGCCATGCTTTTCACCAGTGTAAAAGGGGGCAATAGCAACAATCCCAATTGCGTTGTTATAGCTTTCCGATGGGTTAAGAGTATAAGTCTTATACTGCATCCCGTCTTTTTGGGAATCAGTAGTCTGTCCTACCTCATCCGTACAGTAATAAATGCCAATTTTTTCTGGCGTAATAATTCTAAGCTTCGATTTTATAATCGACTTGCCAAGAATCGCGTCATAGTCTTGATAAAACTCAATCATCTTGGCAAAAATTACGTTGCCGGCTGCATCGCACATAATATCAAGCATTTGCTCTGGACGAACATAAATAAAATAAGGCCGGTGCCCATTCGGGAATTCGCTTTTCAAATCGGCCTGAGTGCGAACTTCGGTTTCGTCATATTGAGGCGCATCCACGTAAAGATATCCGAGGCCTTTTGCCCACCCATCCCGGAATGCCTGAGCACAGAAAACATTCAGATTTTCATTTCGAGCGGTAGCATCTTTGATAATAGCCTGCACCTTTGGATCTACTTCTGCTTGATCATCCTTGGGCAACATCTTAATTGGTGTGTAAAAAGTTTTTCCCGTAGAAAAGTTAACCGTTCGCTTGAAATAGGGCGCAAGAACCGCCTTGGATAGGCGCTTATCATAATTCGGTTGAGTTTCATTTGTCAGCTTAGGTAAAAATATTTCACCATATTTTCTGATTTCGGTGGTTCCGCGCATCAAAATGTTAATCAAGGCCCATTCGGGATATTGTCGTTTATAAGCTTCACTTGGTTCCGAGGTTGTGGTTACGGGCAATTCTATCATGGCTATATAGCTCCTATGTTACCAGTCAAGGATGGAAACCTTGGACAGATTATCAACCGGAAATTCATAGGAGATGTAAGAGCCGATTGCGTCTGTAAGGTGAGTTAAATACATGTTCTTCTTTTTATTTATATCAGACAGGCTCCCGTTTAACAACGTAACCTGTTCAAAATCTTCAATAGTGTGAGGACAGTCCTTGGCATCCACCGCCATACGAATGGTTCCGTCACTAGCCTTTAACCGGCAGTTTGTTGCGTTTATGCGACCACGAACTGAAGGATTTGATCTTGGCACATTATAGAAAATTCTATCGAAAAACGGAGTTCTTGAAAAAAAATCTTTTATAATATCCCAATCCGTACCAGCCAAACCTGAGCTTGTATGATTACCACCGCTGGCGTCTCCATAACAAAAAATCTTGCCCTGATGGATGTGGAACTTTTCATATAGTTTTTCACAAATCAATTTAGTATTAGAATTTTCTTTGATCCAGACTTCGCTAATAACGCCAGTGCCCCACACTGGTTGTAGCTTGCTTTGATAAACAAAACCGCCCTGGGTGTGGCAATACTCGGTTTGTCCAAAAGGCATTTTTTGCTCTTGAATGGCAACCGCAATGCCAGGCGAAGAGTTGAAGTCGAAACAAAAAATCAGATCGCCGTAGATGTTGTAGTCAAGCTCAAAAGAATAGTGTTTCTTTTCAAAAGAGTAATAGGCGCGACCATCCATATTGACAAATTCGCCTTCAAATTCTTGCCTGAAAAGCCTTTCATCGTAAAGACTTCTAAATCTCTGGATTTCGGCAGGATCAAGAACTTCGGCGCTTTTCCATTGGAAGAAATCCCACTCAGTAGGATTCGTTAGCGCATTTTTGCTCAACTTATGAAGAAAACCCATTCCATTCGGCGCACCCAAAAACATTGCCCAAGCATGTCTGTCTGCAAAACAAGGGTAAATATGAGCTTCCCATGCGGTTGATTTGATGTCGTCCGACTCGTCAAAGATAAAGCCGTCAACCGGTGCGCCTTCAATTCGCTGTGGTTGATCCAATCCGGCAACAAATATCTCTGTATTACCTTGTATAAGCTGAATAATAAGATCAGTTTCGTTCGGCTTTTTTGCCATAAGATTTGGCGGAATCATCATTTTAAGATCATTCCAGAAAATCTTTTTTGCCTGCGCAGTTGTAGGGGCGCTCACACAATACCTTGGATTGATAAAAGTACCGTTATTTCCGCGCATAACTCGTTTTACAAATTTGCGCTTTGCACGCTCCGTCTTTCCGCTGTTGAAGCTTATTACAGCGCCATTGTGCAGCATAAATGCGTGCTCTTTGTGGCTTACCGTTATATCATAAGTCTGAACGCTGGACGAATCTTTTATGGACAGCTTGATAAAATCTTTATGCGCACTTGAAACTCCGAGATCAGCAAGAGAGCACGGCGGCTCTTTTCTAGATATTAGATAATGCTGTAGAGTAGAAAAAATACGTATAGCACTACAGCTTGAACCGGTTTTAAAATAAAAAATATTTCCATTTTTATATTTTGTGCGCACATCTTCATAAATTGTTAAATCTTCTTGTAGATACTTAAAAATAATATTTTTAGCACACCGTATTACTGATTCGGCTTGCATTCCGAGGTTTACAAACATTTTCTGGACTTTTTTAACATAATAAATACTACCATCAGTATCTATTAACCCGGCTAAAAACGACAAACAGGACTCCTTGTCCCAGGTGTCTATTTCATTCCAATCAGCTATTTTTTCATAAGAATACTTATTCTCGCACCATTCTCTATAAAACGGTATTGCATCTAAAGGATGCTTGGCGGTGCTTATTTTCCAGGTAAAATTATCTGAATGGTTTTTTGTCGCTTCGCCACCAAGCATCTTGGCGAGAGCGTGCGGAACAATCCCGTCAGGCGAAGAAATGTAAAGATATTTCATACACCTGCCGTCTGTGCTTTTGTTTTCTCTACAACAACCATTACCAAGCATTGCGCCAAGAGCATAAGCGTTTTCAACGTGCTTATCACCGCCCTTGATCATATCAAAAACATATTGCCGGCGAATAGGCGGGAGCTTATTCTTTACGTAGCACTTTTCGTTGTCTTTATACCCCACCAGGGCGTGCTCTGCCGTTGCTCCAAGGTATTTTTTGCGATTGGAATAGAGATTAAAAACCTCCTGAACGCCATTGTCCCAAACCTTTGCTACGGTAGTAATAATTGGCTTTTCGCCATCCCAACCAATAACCTCGTCGCCAACTTTTAGATTTTCAATAGCCACCGGACCACCAGGAGTCGTGATCATAGTTCCGGCTTCAAGGCAACGTCTTCCAGCAACCACAACTTCAAAGCGCTTCCCAGACCTAGAAAACCTTACTCCCTCTGGGTTTGGACGCATAGGCCATAGCCGCAACTGCCATGGCTTCTTTTTTTCATGGCGCTCAAAAATTGGATCGTATTTGCTCGTTTTCACGGCGTAACATTCTCAACAATCTCGGCATCTGCTACGGGTGCCCTCTGGTCAGTTAATTGCGGAGGATGTTCAGACGTTGCGATTTGAGCCGCATCTTGATCTTCAAGAGGATCAAGAGCTGCCTCACACTCCATAAGAGCTTTGTAAAGCTTCTTAGACTGTTCAATAATATCTTCCGACTCGGGGCTGACGATGTTATTATCACGCCACTTTTCTGGAGAAAGACACTTAAGGGCATAGATAATAAGAAGTGAATCGCCCTCCCTCTCGTCCGTCTCTTCTGTAGTCTTATACAAGACCATTATATCGTTACCCTCGGCATCTTTTCCGGCTCTATATTCTTTTTTGTGCCTGGTAATTTTTCTGGTTTTAGTTTTTCGCTTAAGCTCTTTTTCTAAGGCATAAATAAAATCATCTTTATGCGTTGACCTTCCAAGATCCCATGCCTGCATGAAGGCCTTGTATGTTTCACAATATTTGCGAAACGTAAGCTCTGTTATTTTGAGCTGAGCGCAAATTTCATAAAGCGGAAGGCCTTTTCTAGCCAATACAAAAAGTTTTTCAGGCATATCTTTGCTGTATTTTGCCAGCACTGATCGTTTCGTTGTTCTTCTTTTTGCCATCCTAAGCGGCCTTTCAGCTATTGATTTTCTTTTATCTTACATTAAAAAAAAGTCGTTGACAAGTTAGACTCTTAAACGTATGATATATGTTATACACACAGGAGGTCGTGAATGAATATTTCAGAAACAAGCCGTTCGCTACTGGCAAGCGGCAGGAAGGTGATTACAACCATAAGAAGTTATGGCGAACAGCTTCAAAAAAAAGCTGCTCACGCAAACAGTCTTGTGAATGTAACAATAATTGATCCCCAGGAGACAAATCATGCCGAGGCTTAAAAATCGCCCGAAAAAAATTCTCAAATCATACCGGCTCGACAAAGAAATCGTTGATGCCTTGGAGCTTAAGGTGAACGAATCAAAAGATCCAGTCACTGAAACCGACATTGTTGTCAAGCTCTTAAGAAAAGGTCTTGGCTTCAGATGAAAAACGGCGCGATCATTGAATCGAGAGAAGATGGCCGATTCGACTTAAACATTGATTGCGCCGTAGATGCCGGTATTGCGAGAATTATCCGTGACCTGCTTGAGACGCAAAATACGAGAGTGGGTCTTGAAAAACAAATTGAGATAAGGTTTAAATGGACGAACACCAAGCTCCAGAAATCGACAGAACCGAATCTATCGTAGTCAGCTTAACCGACAAGCTGGTGAGCCTGCAGACTTGTATTCTTGCTATGCAAGAAGAATTTCCTGAATACGCGACGAGACTAAGCGAAGCTGGCGAACTGTGCAATGATGTAATTTCTCTTTTTGTTGACGCTCCAATTAAGCGATATGGCTTAAGTTTGGAAAAATTTATTAGGCTTGCCGAGTCTCAAATCGCTACAGGCAAAGACAACGCAAATTTGCGTGCTGATAATGAAATTTTACGATTATATATCTCTGGACTTGAACAGAGATTAAAAGATGCCAACGATGAGGCTATCCGATTGTTCCAGAAAAGAGAATACAAACAACCCTGACAACCACTACTGATTATCAGTAGTATTTCAAATTAGGAGAATCTGGTTTCTATGTCAAACAACACATCCCCCAATCCATCTGCAGATAAACATCTGGCAGCTCTTCCCCCCAAGGCGCAACAGATGATCGAGCGGCTTCAGCAGCAGCTGATGCTTGTTCAACAGAAGAACATGCTGAAACTTGGCGACGGCGCTGCATTTTACATTACAGAAGGCGGTCAGGAAAGACGCGCTTTCAAGGCAAAAGTAGAGTTGTCATATCCTGACCAGTTCTGCTTTATTCAGAAAAAAGCGATGATCTGTGCGCCCGGTCTTGAAAAAGCCAACCAGTATGCCGGGATCGAGATCTTTAAACCGCAGAAGCTTATCGGCAGTGGCGGCAAGGAAGAGATGAATCCTTACTTCACTACCGACGAAAACGGCTTGATTACCGGCATCATCATGCGCGGTATCGGTATCGGTTATTCCCCGCTTGGCAATCTTGCCGCCGTGGATCAGACGATCATGATCAACATGTCTACCGTTTTGCTTCAGGAGCTTCAGGCAAAGCTTAAATTCAGTCCTGCCATTGCCGCTCTCGGACACAGAGACAAGCGACCAGCACAGTTCAAGGCAAACTTTACTGCCTACGATGAGCAGGCACGCAGAAGAGTTGTTAAGAAAACCGAAGTTGTCAGCACTGACGATACCTGGCTTTACATTCCGGTATTCGGACTGACCGGTTATTGGCTCGATGTTTCCGCTCCTGATGTTCTGGAAATTTTCGATGGCTATATTCAGAAACAGCGCTTTATCGAAAGAACCGCAAACACCATTCTTCGCCGCCAGATTCTTTCTCAGCATCCGGCAATCGGCACGAAGATTCCTACTGTAACTTGCTCTGACAAGGGCAAAGAAGCCGCTTACGTCACCGTTTATGGTTACAAGCCAGAAGCCGGCGATGCAAAAAAGAAACGTCACGACATGGAAGCTCTGGCGGCAAAACTGGCAGAAGGCGAAAAGATTGCCAACATGGACATTGTTGCCAGAGAAGAAGACGTGAGCGAAGACGTAACCGATGTTCACGCATCAGACTCTGTTGATCCTTCTGAAATTCCCATCGCTCCGATTCGCCATGGCTTTGAAGAAGACGAAGAGTCCGAGACTTACGACGGACCCGTTGCTGGCGAAGGCGAAGAAGATTACGCCGATGACATTCCTCCTGCAATCGAAACCTCTGATGATTCCACCAGTGCAACCGAAGATGTGCCCGCTACCGAAAAAACACCTGCGGAATTGCTCAAAGAAATCTTTGCAGATGCCACCATGAAGCCGGCAGCTCAGAAAGCCTGTGCGGAAATGAAGACAACCTATTCAGAGATCCGCAAGGCTCCAGCTGAAATCATCGGCGAATTTGTTTCTCTCGTAAAGAAATTCAACGCATAATCAATTGGGCGAAGCCGGTTTAATTGCCGGCTTCGCTTAATAAAATCAAAACAGGACAACAAAAAACATGATCGTTAAAATCATTCTTCGCAATCTCAAGGGTCTTTCCGGGACTTATGATCTGAGAAAAAACACGCTCCTTGTCGGAGCAAGCGGCACAGGCAAAAGCGGTCTTATCGACGCCGTTAAAATTGGCCTGACCGGTTACACGGAGCGCGGCAAGAAACCAGTCAATACCATGGCGCTGGCATCTGGTCCAGAAATGGAAGTTTCTCTTGAATCCGACACCGGCGATATTCTCAACCGTCTTTTTGTTGAAAAAGCAGATGGCACTATCAGTCAGACTGTTAAAATCAACGGACTGGTTATTGCGGCTAAAGACGTATCAGCTAAAATGCCAGCATCACTTACCTTTCCGGTCGAGTCTATTCACACTCACGAATTCACAAGCCTTTCTGACGACAAACAGGCTGAATTTATTTTCAAAGCCCTTGGTGCCGAAATCAATCAGATTGGCCCGGATGCGTTGGAAAGTAAATTCGACTTCTTCAAAAAGGTCATGCCTTATAGTGATGTTCTTGAGCTGTTCGCACAGAAACAGTCAACCGTTAACAAAGAAATTGACCGTTGTAAGACGACCCTGCAGAAACTCACCGGCGACGACGCGGCGGCAAATTCCTACAGCGGTACGCTTCAAGAATGGGAGGATAAAAAATCTGTTCTGAATAAAGAGCTGGCTGATATCGTTGCTGAAATTGCATCGAACAACGAGAAAGTTAAGCTCTCGACCGCTAAGGCAGAAAGCCGCGCCCGCCTTCAGAAAAACATTACTGATGCCGAAGCAAAAATCAAGGTGTCTACTGATCTTATTGAGACTCTTCGTAAGCAAATCGTTGAAGTTGATTCAACCCTGCCATCCTTGGCTTCACTGCAACAGGACGAAAAGCAGCTGATTCAGACAATAACGATATTGACCCATGAAATTTCCGAGATTAAAAAGAACATCTTACTTATCAACAGCGCTGGCGTTTGCCCTTGCTGCAAAACCACAGCAACAAACCTGGCTGATGCTCTTTTTGATCTTGACATTACCGTTGGCGACAAATCTGAGTCACTTGAAAAAGCTCAGAAACAGCTGATTGATCTTCACAGCAAAATTGCCCGGGCAAAGTCTTTTGAAAAAAATACCGGAATTGAGCGCGACATCAAGGTTGAAAACGACGCAATCGTTTCTTATCGAAAGTCACTGGAAACCATGACCGCAGAATTTGCCAAACAGAATGAGTCTTCTGAGCATGAACCGGTTAATATCGAAATTCTGAATGCAAAGCAGACCGGTTTAAAAGCTCAGATCGAAGATGCCGAAAAAGCAATCAAAGCATTTGTTTCTACCCAGGCTATTCGTAAGCAGAAAAGTCAGGCCGAAGAACAGCGCATGAAGTTTGAAGACGAATCGAACCTTCTGGACGGGGCGACAAAAAAAATCAGAGAAATCAGAATGCAGCGTCTTTCTGGTATTCAGGACAAACTTCGCGCCAGTTTCGACACGATGATTGCGGCGGTAATGCCAGATTACACCGCTTTCTTGAATCTTGTTAAAAACGACAAACCGGCATTTGAATTCGGATTCTATAACGAAAACGGCGCAAAGGTTCCGTTTGCTACTGCTTGCGGCGGCGAAAAAACAATTCTTCTTGCTGCTCTTATCGCATGTATTCAAACTCTGACAACATCAAATCCTGGACTTGGTTTGTTTGAACTGGCAGAAGCAGATCAAGCTATTATTCAATCATTTCTCAAGGCTCTGCCGGCGGTCGGATTTGAACAGACCATTTCAGCAACATGCCATGCCCCAAGCGCCGAAGAAATGTATGATCTTGTGAATACCAACGCATACATGACGGTTATTCAAATGGACAAGTCTGCTCTTTCAGACAATCAAATACCAGTATGAAGCCAACACCAGCCCAACAGGAAGCAATTGATTCTTACGACAACAATCTGTTGCTGATTGCTGGCGCTGGATCTGGCAAAACCGCCACGGTTATTCAACGAATCAAGGTCCTGATAGAGCGCGGGGTAAATCCCGCCTCTATCTTGTGCCTGACATTTACCAGAAAGGCGGCAAACGAGATCAGAGAGCGTCTTGAAAAAATGCTCGATGCCAGATCAGTCAGGCCGATATGGATTGGGACCTTTCATTCAATCAGTTATAGAATCTTGTCGCAGTGGGGCTACAAGATTGGCTATAAATCTAGCAAAAAGGAATCTATATCGGTTACGAGCCAGGAAGAATCTGATGTTCTGCTTAAAGCTGTAGTTGATCAGTATGATTTTAAATCTTCCATGAAAAAAATCACTGATGCTAAAGCCCTGCTTTCCCACGACAATATTGAACCGGTAGATCCAGATGTTAAACGCATTTTGCGAGAATACAAGTCTCGGCTGAAAGAAAGCAATGCGGTGGACTTTGACTATCTACTGCTTGAAGTTCATGCGCTTTTCCAAGCTTGTCCGGAGGCCTTAAAATATTATCATGGCAAATTTGAGCATGTTTTTATTGATGAGTATCAGGACACTGATACTGTTCAGTATAATCTACATGAGTTGATTCAACCAAGGAACTTGCTGTGCATAGGAGACGCGGATCAAAGTCTCTATTCCTGGCGTGGAGCGCGTCTTAGCCTCATCTTGGACTTTGAAAAGAACCATGAAAACACCAAAGTCATAAAACTTGAACATTGTTTTCGATGTGGCGACGATATTGTTCACGCCGCCAACAGTTTGATCGACAATAATCGCGACCGCATCAAGAAAACGCTCATAGGTGCGACCGGATTCAATGGCGAGATAAATATCATGGAAGATAGTTCCGCGCATCAGGTGGCCCATTTCCTCGCAGAAGAACTGGCTTTTGAAAATCCATCCGAGATTGCAGTCATTGCCAGAAATCATCGTTCGCTGGAATTTATTGAAAGAGCTTGTGGGGAATATAAACTCGATGTTCTCAGGGTCGGCAAGGCGACAAATGAAGTTGAGTCGATGGATTGCTTTAAATTCATGCTGGCGTACCTCAAGCTGCGACTGAATCCGCTCAATAATATTTCTTTCCTGATTGCCAATAAGATTGGCTTTAAAGCAGTTCTGCCTGAGATATGGAAAAAAGCAAACGAAGCTGGATGCAGCTGGTATCAAGCGCTTGAAGACAAATCGGAAATCAGTTGCGAACAAGATATCATAAGCTTTTATCGGCAATGTTGCGCAGCAATCAATCAGGGCATAAGCACGTTGGTAATTGAATACCTTACGAGCACTTTTGATAAAGACATTTCCGCAGAAGACTGGCTTAAGCAATACCAGGTAAAAGACAGTCACCTTGAGCTTGAAAAGAAAAAAGAAGGTATGATCACCTTGATCACTGCGCACGCCGCCAAAGGCTTGGAATGGGACAATGTTTTAATTGCTGATTTTGAGGAATTGAAATTCCCTTCAAAGCTGGCCATTAAAAACAACACACTTGAAGAAGAACGTCGATTGGCTTATGTTGCTTTTACACGCGCACGAAAGCGCTTGGTAATTTTTTCGAGTCCAAATTTACGTTCCCGTTTTTTGCATGAAGCAAGACTTCCTGCAGAAGACTTTAAATCAACCGATCAGGAGAGCACCGAAAATGGCATCACCATCAGTTAACAAGGTTTTTATTGCCGGTAATCTTACGAAAGATCCCGAACTCAGACATACCGCACAGGGAACATCTGTTGTTTCAATGTCCGTTGCCGTAAACGAAAGTTACAAAGACAAAGACGGTGAATGGAAAAAAAAGGCTTCTTTTTTTAACGTAGTTGTTTGGGGAGGTCAGGCAGAATTTGTTTCCAAATATTGCGTTAAAGGTACGCCTGTGTTTGTCGAAGGCAAGTTGCAGACCCGTAGCTATGAAACATCTGCCGGCGAAAAGAAATATATTACTGAAATCAATGCCAGCAGCGTTCAGAGTCTTGCCGCAAAAGCAAACAGTGAAGGCGGCAGCTCTTCCGCCGCTCGACCTGGAGACGAAGGGAAAAGCAATCAGGCAAAGTCGGATTCTGATGATGGATTTTACGGAGACATGGGAGATGATGGATCTGACGAAGTTCCCTTTTGATAAAAAGAATCCCGGGCAAAAAGCCGGGATTTAAAAATCAAAACAACGAGACAACCTGTCAGCTTATATTGTAAGAGAGTTGTGTGCGTAAATCAAGCAAAGGAAAAATACATGAATTCAAACTTCGTCTCTTTTTACAATGAAATATTGGATATTTCACAAAAATACTCCAACGCCGGGCTTGATCTTCAATCCGTATATGGAGCGTTGTCAGCAGCAAAAAATCATATCGGTTTTGTGATGCATGAAGATTTTAAAAAGAATGCGATTTTACGGGAATGGGAAGAAACAAAAACGAGCATAGGGGCAAACAAGCCGATTACCGTACCTGTCGGCGAAACTCCCGTTATTCCAGTAACTGAAGAAAATTGAGAACAAAAAAGCCGGGAGTTTTGATCCCGGTTTTTTTGTTTCTTTATAATTATTGACGAAGTGCGATAAGCCCGCCAATAACCAAAACGAATAAGAAATCTTTTGCCTTATCTTTGCGTCTTAACCTTTTCAATGATTTTTTCGCAATCGTTAATGATTGAGATTGCTCTGTCAGCATCTTCTGCTGATTCCCCAATTTCAATATAAACGTGTTCGATTCGTTCTCGGCTTTTACTAACTTCAGTTCTGACTGTTTTAATTCCTGTGCCGTGGACTGCAATGTCTGCCTGTAATTGTCGAGTTTCTGACGCAAGTTCACGGTTATTTCTTTCAAGCTTGTCAAGTTCTGACTCAAGCTGGCCGTCTGCGCCTCTGTAATAATATATGATTCCTGCGCAAACAATGGCAAGAAGCAAAACAGCAACACAAATAACAGCAATGCCAGGACTGCCATTTTGTATTTTGATTTCATTCACCGCGAACCTCTGCATTAGTTGCAACGATTGCCGATGCAGCGCCTTCGTATGAGCGAACATTAAGCCACTTATCGACAACGCGCATCCCTGAGCTTGACGCCGATGCCAGAATTGCAAACAGCTCGTAATTGAACTTTTCTGGATTATAGATGCAAGTCCAGACTGAAATGAACACAAAAAGTCCGTAGCCTGCAAACGAAAGCAGCTTTGTGCTACTCAAGATGCCGTCATTACCAAGAAACATGCCAAAAATTGATTTAAAAAAGGCTTTCATTTTTCCTACCGTCTCCTATAGGTTGTAAACATGATTACAATGGCCGCAAATATGCCTGCCATTGCCGAGATCAAAAAGAACAGCTTTCTCGTTTTTACAGGCGGATTGCCCGCAAAACCATGTGCCGGACGATTTGAAGGCGACTGGATCTTTTCTTGTTTCATTGAAGAACGCAGGCGCTGCCGAGTTATTAGGTGTAGATGACGCATTTTGGGGTTGACGTTCATTTCTTTTTCTTCGTCCCAAGAGCAAGCCCCTTTCATTTCAAGTTTATTCTATTCTCAAATATAACAGTGTGGTTTGTCAACAAATCCTTTCCAGTCGCCCCCCCACCTTAAACCAACTTTTTTAGCAATAGCGCCCATTTTGTCCCATAAAGGCGAAGAAGCCACCCATACCGGCTTGCCATCAATTGTTGGCACGGCATCAAATGCTTTTGAAGCAGGCTTTCCGTTGATCGTAAAATTATGGTCAGACTGCCCGCCTTTTGCGTTCGTGACCTTGCGCCCGGGAGCTGTGCGACCACGCGCATAAAGTTCGTTCTGTTCTTCGTTCGACCGGTATGTCATGTAGATCAAAACCGGGATGCCTTCGCGTTCGCATTCGATTACGAACTCTCTGGCCGGATTCTGTAGGTCTGGGTGTAGGTCTTCGATTTTTCGGCTTGCCATCACGGATTACCCCCTTGCGAAATATTCGGTCTGCTGCTCTTTTCCTGCGTCACCTGATACACAGCCCCGCCGATCAGCGTGCCGATGGTCATGCCGACAACCAACAGCTTTTTTAACCAGCTGTAGTCATCGTCTTTCGGCGCGCTTGCGGCTTTGGTGACTCGCTTGCCGTCTTGCGTGGCACGACACAGCGCCAGTTGCTCTTCGGTGTTTTTGCTGATTCTGCGCGGCAATCGGCGCAATTCCATCTTGATTTCGCGCAAGAGTGTCCTTGTGTTTTTGCTGTCGCTTTCCAGCGTGGCGAGGCGTTCAAGCTCTGTTGGTGCCATGGTCGGCCCCTTTCTGTTTTAGTTAAACTCGGCGACGCCCATGAGCATCAGCCCCAGAAGCGCCGCATACCCGACAAAACGCAAAACAAAGGTCAGAAACTTACTGTTCATGCCGTTATGCCTCCGTGATGTATAGATTCGTGCCAGAAGTGCTGTCAGTGCAGCACAGGATTTTGTTGCCGGGCAAATGCAAAAACGCAGTAGGAGAGCCGTTGATAGATGCGACCGTTTCTATGGATCTAAAATTGTTTCTGACTCGTCTTATCTCACCGCTCGATCCGACCAATAGCCAATTCGCCCGTAATGCGGTTATAGCAGTGGGGTCAGCGTCAACGGTGGTAAAATATGGGTCTGAAAAGGCTAGCCCGTGCGCGTCTGAATAGTGGCCAAACAGCTTTGAATTACTACGGCCCGCCGCCCATATCCGCCCAGCCGGAGCCTTGCATAGGCGAGAATGACCGGTTGACATATTAGTATTTTCGTAGCCATATTCGGACGCGGCTATATGCACCCACGCCGGAGGACTGCCAACGCCAGCCCAAAAGAATTTGAGCGTCTGAATATAGTATTCGTTGTTGCGCAGACCAGTAAAAACCCAGCGCTCTTGCTGGGGGTCGTCAGACAAAACGCCAGGCTCCAGCGCAAAGCCATACAGGCTAGCGGGATGCAGCGCGAAAGTACCATAGTTATCCAGTCCCGTGTTGATGTTCAGGGTTCTGACAACGCCTGCATCATTCAGCGAGCGAAGAGAATGAAACCACACAACCGGGCTTTTGGGCTGGCCAGACACAGGAAAATCTGCGGTTTTGTTGTATGATCGCCTCATGCTGGTTTTAGTGATGGTATCGTCGCTTGCCGGTTTAACCCACAAATAGCCATTGTCTGCAACAACAATACGCTGCCCGCTGCATTCGCAAATGCCAGACAGCGAACCTGTTATGGTTCCGACCAGATTCAGCTCCGCGAAGGTCTGCAGATCGGATGTTTTCCAGACTTTGCTGGAGCCGCATAAATAAATATATCCGTCGGTTGCATATACAGCCGCCTTTATTGCTTGATTCACGCCGCCTGCGGTTGACCAGCTTGTTCCAGCCATCCCATCGCACAGCCTGATCTGGTCTGGATAGGCCCGAAAAGGTGTCGATTCGGTTATCAGTCCGCCACATTCGTTGATCGCTTGGGCCAGATAGGATTTCGCGTCTTCGATTTTTTCCAACTTTGTGTCAAGTTTTGTTGCTGCTGGTGGTGCGCCAGTTGTCAGCGGGTCAAAGCCGTTGCGCTCCATCAGAGCATTAGAATATAGCCAAAAAGGTAGCCCGTTGCAGTCGATGCCGACAGCTTCCATCGCGTCGGTGATGTGATGTTTGATAGTGTTGATAGCGTGTAGTTGCCAAGTTAGGGGCATGGTTTAGGATAGATCCTCGACTAGAAAGTGGAAAAAATGATTGCAGTAACCTTTAGTTGATCCTGAAGTTGGTGACGGGCCAGAGAGAAGTCCAACCCTATCAGCAGTTGCCCACGCATTACTGGCGGTTGTGAATAGCGTGATAAAATTTCTACCA